GTCCCCAAGGGCTAAGAGTCAACCGGCCGACCCGGGCGGGGTCGTGCGGCGTCGCAATTCTTCTCCGATTTTTGAAAGACGACCGCACATGCGGTCATGCATTGCATTGTGGCTGGCCTGGCTCAGTGCGATCAGGTTCCACTCTTGCCAGGCATACTCAGGAAAGTCTTCAGCCGGCCAGATGTGATGAACATGCGTAGCTTCTTCACTGCGTCCGTATCTTCGAGCCCACTCGCAGCGATAGCCAGCGCGGCGAAGCACGCGAGCTCTAAGTCTTTGCCAGCGTTTGGAGTCGTAGTCGAAGTCGTTTCTCATGGCAAATAAAAAGCGCCGGAGCCCTGACCTCGTGCTGAGGTTTGGACTCCGGCATCATGTGCTCCGGTCTCTTCGGATGTGAGTTATGTATTCTCTGTTGCAGCGCGGACACCACAGCGGAAGGTTTTCCGCTTCGGTTTCATACTCGACGCGCAGCAGTTTTTTCTTGCAGATCGGGCAGGTGATCCAGCCCTCTTCTGCTGTAAACAGTATAACAGAATCCACAGAGAAACACAACCTTTCCCTATAATAATATGATTTTCAAGTCAGAAAAATTAATATAAAAACCGCAGGAACTACGCGTCATCCTGCAGTGCAGCCTGCACGGGACAGGACTCGCAGATTTCGTAGAGCTTGGCTTCATCTTCACATTCGAACGGCCAGCGGCAGATTTCGCAGGCCGCTTCCATGACTTGCTCGAGCAGCTTCACTTTCGTCTCCTTTTTGTCTTGGGCCGCAGCTTCCGCAGGCTTTGCGGACTGGCCGCCAGGTATTTAATATAAGCATACTGGCCGAACATGGTCCGGTCGCTGGACTGCTCGAGGACGGTCGCATCTTCCGGAGCTCTGACCTCTGTGTCGTCAGGAACCGGGAAGGTTTCGATCTCCGGGTGCCTGCAGCTCCTGGTGTAGCTCCATGATCGCAGGCCTGCCCGTTCCCTGGGTTCCTTGCAGAAGTACCGCGCCAGGCTCTCGTAGGATTTGCGGCCGCCGATCTCCAGGCGCCGGATCTCGATGTCGCTGCCGTGAGGCCAGCAGGTGAGAATATCCACGAAGTCAGATCCGGAAGTCGCATTGATGACACAGTGGTGATGCCACCGGCCGGATCCGCTTTTGTTTTCCGTGGTCCAGATCATCACCAGCTGCTCGCCGGCAGCCTTCCGCAATCGCGACATATCTGTGCGGAATTTCTTCAGCATGGCTGACGCAGCTGCCCTGGTCTCCGGCAGGTGCTGGTCGTCGAAGGTCAGCGTGACGACCAGATCGCCCGGGACGAAGTTCGCGGCCAGCATCAGTTCCAGCTTCTGCCAGGAGTATTTGGCATTGATTCGCTGCTGTGCTGCCGAGCTGATCTTTCGCTTCTCGGCGCGGATCCGCGCGTCCTCGCGTCCGGCCGGACAGGAGTAGACGCATTCCTTCACCAGGGATCCTGCGACGATGATTTTTTTACGCATCATGAGATAGTAAGCCCTCCGTGGCTTCTGGCCTCGGAGGGCTCTGAGCTCTATTTCTTGTTATATCCTTTCGGTAGGAGTCTGGAGTTTTTCCCGTGCCGTCTGATCGGTTTGTGATCGGAGTCTTCCAGGTTACATCGGCTCGGATGATTCAGGCACGGCTTGGCACAGTCCCGCTGCATATAGCAGTCGGCACAGCAGAACCGATCGCCGCGCTGGTCGCAGTAGAACTGCCTGCAATACCGTGCCATGATTTAATGCTCGCTGACTGGCGGGAAGCTGCCGAAATAATCGTCGGCGAGCTTTTTATATTTCTCGCGATACCACCAGCGCGGCGAAGCGTTGCTGGTGTACCAGTCAGGATAGCCGGCATAATGGACGATCGCAGGGTGTTCGGTCCAGCCGCAGCAGAAGCATTCGTTGAACCGCACCGGCAGGTCGACCGTCTTATCCGGCACCGCGAACTGGTTCATGACGTCCTGGTCGATGAAGGGATACTGGATGCTGTTCAGCGCTTTCACCAGTTGCGGCGTCGCGTGATCCATCCGCATCTGCGCAAGGTTCAATACAGCGACACCGAAATTATAATACTTCGGGCCGAAGGGTTTCCAGCGGCCGAAGTGTTCCGGGCACCATGCCAGCCACTTCCCGGTGAGATCCATCTCCCAGATCGGCAGCAGACTCTCGCAGATGATGGTGTCGACATCGAGCTGGATGACGCGATCATCGAGGATGATCTCCGGCGTACAAACCCGCAGCATGGCCATGTAGGTGAACTGGCTTTTCATGTTCGGGTTGTCTGCAGGGAAGAAGCCCTGCCTGGACACATTGATGATCTCATGCTCGCACGGGATCCGGAAGGGAAGATCATCGTCTTCTGCGAGGACGTAGATCTTCACGTCTGGATTGTGCGCGATCAGCGACAGGATCGCGCCGCGCATCGCGGGGTAAAGATTCCTGGTTCCGGAATAGATGACGTTCATGTTTGCTTCTCCTTCGGTACTATTACGAGGTATAGCTTTTCGATGTTTGGCAGGTCTTCCTCGGTGAGAGGGTGAGCATGGATGTCGTCGTACTCGTCGCGGCTGATTTCTCCAAAGATCTGGCAGTATTGTTCATATGTCAGCCACATCGTACATGCTCACTTTCGATGATGGTCGGGGCGTCTTTGATTGCACGAATCATTCTGACACACGGATAACAATACAGATGATTCTTGCCGTCTTCTGATAGTATTTCAGATTCAAGTTTGTATGCATCTATCAGCCGACCATGCGGTGGCAGTTCTATAGCTGTAAAGTCCTCGCAGCGCATGATTCCTGTTCCGGTCTCGTAAGATATGATAGACCGGCCATCTTTTCTGATAGTGCAATCAAGAGGGCTGCCATTTTGAGGGAACCTGGCTCCGAGCAAAAGGATGCTCATACTCATACCTCCGGCAGTTTCACCCAGCGGATCACGTTCACGCCCTTGGGCATGGGCGAGTGCGTGGAAGGGAAGCACCAGGCGCCTTCAAACCATTCCAGTCTCTGCCAGCTTCCGACCTGCGGTGTATCCTCATCCGTCACGCTGACGCGCGTCTCATACATTCCCGGTCCGGCCGGCGTTCCGGTGGACCACTGCGGGCCTGCTGCCGGAGCAGCTGCGCCCGGGTTCGGATCCGCGCTACGCCCGACGACATAGTCGATGCTGCAGCCGAGCAGGTCTGCCATCTTGGTCAGGCCGCTGAGGCTTGTAGGGATTAGGTGTTCGTCATAGAAGGAATCATTATCAGAGAATTCACCGGCTGCAAGTCTGCGGTAGGTTTTGACTGTTGCCGTGCTGTATCCCCAGTATCCCTGCGGCAACTCGGTCTTGTCTCCGAGTCCCTTCTGTTCGATCAGCGGCAACAGGCGGTTTGCTTCGTCCTGTTTCGTCTTAAGGATCCGCTTGCACTTTGCCTCGCGATCCTTTGCTTCCTTTTTCTTTTCGGCTTCCCGCTGTTCTTTTTTCTTTTCCGCCGCGGCCTTCTGTTTGGCTTTTACCTTCGGACAGGCGTACGAACAGGAGTCGGCATTATGGCATTTAAGGCAGCATCCTCCCGTGCACTTTTCGTAGCACATCGTCGTCCGCAGCGCCTGGATAAAGCGCTTCTCATGGTGCGGGCAGGGGCTGCCGTCCTGGCATGTCCGGTCCGCCATGTATGCCTCTGCATACTGAGCGCAGTGCGCTGCGCTGCGGCCGTCGATGAAGGAGGTGTCGCCGCTGCGCTTCACGGCCCTGGCAATCTCTTCCTGGCCGTAGACTGGGACTTTCTGCAGCTCGTAGGCTGTGGTCTCGTTCAGCTGACCGTTGTCGAAGTATTCGAGCAGGTCCGGGAGAAGGTTGTTGCGGATCGCATTCAGTCTGGAGAGTTTACTCTTGCTGATCTGGCAGGCTTCGGCGACATGGTCGCGCATCCGGCCCGGAAACTGCATGCCCTCTTCCTGCAGCTGATACAGCAGCGCCTCCACGCGCTTGGCCTGTTTGGAGATCTCGGCCGAGCCCATGACGCGGGTCGAGGAGTTGGCGTAGATCAGGCGCAGCTCCTGCAGGGCCTCGCTGGCTTTGCCGAGCTCGATGATACAGGGTACGCCCTGGTCGAACATATGCGCGGAATCGTCCTCGCCATCCCGCAGCAGCAGGATGGCTTCACGCCGCCGGTGGCCGCTGATGATGGTGTATCTTCCGGGCGTTTTGCTGTAGCGCACCCGGAGAGGCTGCTGCAGCCCGATCGTGGCGATGTTGTCAGCCAGGTCTTCGATTTTTTCAAGGCTATAGAAGTTGTTCTCATCCGGATCCAGCTTCTCGATCGGGAGATAGGTGATCTGTTCTTTTTCGGTGCCCAGATCGGGCACGTTCTTCAGGACGGAAGTGATATCAAAGCTCATCGTCGTCACCTCCCATGGCCAGAAGATCCCGGACGAACAGCTTATATTCGTAGCAGGTTTTGCTCTTTGGGCTGTACTTCAGCAGAGGCAGCTGTTCAAAGGTGGATCCGTCCATGCGGATTGAGCGCCGAACATGGTGGAAGCAGTGGACGCCGGCAGCAGCCAGGCTCTTCCGCAGGTCCTCTTCGGCCTTATGCTGTGTTTCGTCCGGGTAGTACATTGTCGGCAGCACGCCGGCGATCACGAGGTCCGGATTGACACGTCGCATGTTGCGGATCTGCTCCATCAGGTTTGCCAGGCCGCGAATTCCGAAGGCGTCCAGCTTCAGCGGGATCACTACGTCGTCCGCGGCGATCAGCGCAGCCATGGCCCCGGCCGAGAAGGCGGGAGGGCAGTCGATCAGGACTCGTTCGTAGTTCGCTTCCTGATCCTGCAGCCAGTTCGCCAGGGCCATCGGATCAGCCGTGCCGTTGCCGGCAGCGGAGATATCCAGTGCCATGAGCGACGGATCCGCTGGAAGAATACACACGTTTTTGATCTTGCTGGGCAGCGCAAAGGCTTTCTTGCCCTGCAGCAGGTCAGCCAGGCCGCCGATGCTGAGGCCGTCCGGGAGCCCGTGAGATAGGAGCTCCGTGAGGTTTGCCTGGCTGTCTGCGTCGACAGCCAGCACGCGGCGGCCGTGGATCTCGGCGAGGATCGCTGCCGCGTTGACGGTCGTCACCGTTTTGCCGGTGCCGCCCTTCAGGTTCATGATTGCAGTCGTTCTCATGTGGTTTGTTTATTCTCCTTTCGGTTATTGATTGCAGTTCAAAACTTAAAGCATTCATGCAGCGTTCCGCTGAGGGTCTGATACTCTACCCGGAACCAGTGGTGATCCTTATGCACCTGCACCACCGTGCCGGTGACGTAAAGGCTGTCCGGGGCTACAAAGGGGAGGGTCATCGGCAGGCGGCCGTTTGCGGTGAAGGCTGCCGGCAGGAATCGGTGGCTGTCGCCGATCTCAGGCGTTCTGCTGTTGCTGATCAAAACGGCATTTCCTCCTGTTCTCCCATCGGGATCTCGACCATCTGTCCGGGTTTTGCGCGTTTCAGAGCCGCCTGTTGTTTTGCGACCTGGCCGTCGGTCCAGAACTCGCTGACGCTGCCTGGCGTGTGGTACTGGAAGCTCATGTGCTCCGGGATGAAGTCCATCCGGAGCCTGGCGCATCGGCCGTCTTTATTCTTGGCGATCTCCAGCACGCGTTCATTCGGTTTGGCGTCGTCCTCGGTGTATGGGTAGAGCAGCAGAATGAAATCCGCGTCCTGCTTCAGCTGGCGGCTCTCGCGCAGGTCGTCCTTTGTCGGCGCCTTCTGACCTTTTACGGCGGGAGTGATCTGGCTCAGGCCGATCACCGTGATCCCCAGCTGCTGCGCCATCCGGTGCAGGCCCATGGAGATATTCGTCACGATGTTCCAGCGTTCCTGTCCTGGCGCATCGATCAGCTGAACATAGTCGATGAAGATCACATCGAAGCGGCGCTGGATCGTCTTGGCGCGGATCCGTTCAAGTGTCTCATAGTTCCGCAGCAGCCGCAGGCGGATCCGGTCGGATTTCATGCCGGCTTCGGCAGCTTTCCGGTAGTCATCCTCCTCCAGCTGCTTCCGTTTTGAGACGGGAAGAGGGATCCCTGCGACCTGGTAGCCGGCCATGAGGCGGTCTTCGAGGTTTTCCTTTGGCGTTTCCAGGCTGAAGAATCCGACGTTGTGGCCCTGCTCGGCCATGTGGTAAGCGAATTGCAGCGCCAGCGCCGTTTTGCCGACCGAGCTGTCCGCAGCGATCACACCGAACTGTCCGGGACCCACATAAAGCTCTTTGTCCAGCTGTTCGATCCCGAAGTTCAGGTATTTGACTGGTCGCTTATCCTGCATCCGGTCGAGATAGTCGCCGATCAGCTCACCCAGGGTCAGATCCTCACCTTCGTCCGAATCCTGCAGCATGGTACCCATGCGTTCCCAGGCAGCTGCGGCGTCTGTTTCTCTGTTCGCGCCGATGATCGTCATCGCTTCGGTCTGCATGGCCGTCAGCCTCGCAGCGGATCGGCACAGCTTCAGCCACTCGCCGAGGTTCACGACGGTCGGCGTCTGCTCCATGCATGTCCGCAGCAGGTCATGGTATTCGTTTCCTGCCGCTGACAGGATCGTCACCGGATCCAGGGGTTTTCCTGCAGACCAGAGTTCCTGAGCTGCCTCGAAGACGTGACGGAGCGCCGGATCCGCGAAAAACGCCGGTTTCGCGACTTGAAAGACTTCGCCGGCGGCCTGATCCGGCCAGAGCAGCAACGTGCCGATCACCGATTCCTGCGCCTGTTTCCATGCGCTCAGATCCATTCCGGCCCCTCCTCACTGGTGCCCGATCCGGGCACCGGCGGGATCGTGACGTCGAGTTCATCTTCCCAGCGTCGGTGACTCAGCCATCTGCATGGGTAGGGAATAGCCCGGCCGTTATCGCGCTGCCACTCATCAGACGCTATCTGCGCCCCGAGCGCCGCACTCATCTCTCTCATGAGCTTGCGGTCTGCCTTCAGCTTATTCCATTCCCTGATCGCTTTGGTTTTGTCCTTCTTCTTGGGATACATTGCCCAGAACCGGTCGAATGCCTCTTTGTCCCAGATCTCGCTCTCACCCCCTGGGGGGTTATGGGGGGAATTGTTATCTTTTTTGTTATTATTACCCCCCGCAGATTTCTGCGGGGTTACCCCGCAATTTTCTGCGGGGTTCGGCATAACCCCGCAGATTTCTGCGGGGTTCCCGGAAAGCGGATTGATGCCGGCGTAGATCTTCCTCCTGCCGGCGCCTCCATCCCCGTCCGAGATGGAGATATATCCGCGGCGTTTCAGAGATCTGAGATGCTCCTGCAGCGTTCGTTCGCTGATACCGTAGAGCCGCATAAAATAGGCGTTCGTGGCATAGCAGTATCCGCGCTGCTCGGTTAGGCTGCTGATCTCCGCGTAGAGGAGTTTTGCCTTGTCAGACAGTTGCAGATCATACCGCACGGCGGCCGGAAGAACGGCCCAGTATGCAGGTTTTTGCAGTTGTTCCTGGTCCATCCTCGCGGACCCCTTTCTGCGCTTGACAGATCTGTCGTTTTGTGCTATGTTCTTTTTGTTCTCATGTGAGCCCTTTCGGCTTTCATGGCGCCCGGACGTGTTGCAGTCACGCCCGGGCTTTTTTTTATTGCTCATCGGCCTCGTCCTCCTCTCAGAACAAGTCGGCGATGTTGCACTCGAGCACCGAGGCGATCGCCGGAAGGTATCTGGCGTTCGGGAAGAAGCGCAGCTGCTCCCACTCGCGGATGGTGGAGAGCTCCGCGCCGACGGCTTCGGCCAGCGCCTTCTGGGTCAGACCATGCTCCTGGCGGATCTGTTTCAAATTCCGCAGGCCGGTGACCTTTCCGAGCTCAATTTTGGCTGCCAGTGAGCGCATTTTCATCTCGCGGGTCCAGCTCATGCGTTTCCTCCCTCATCTATGAGCTCGTCCCTCACGAGCTTGAGCATCATATCTACAAGGCCCTGCACGTCAATTTCTACTTGGTCGCCCAGTTGTTCAATCATGTTATTAAAAACCGGTCCGATCGCCTTTAAAATAAAATAGAACTCCAGCACCGCGCCCAGGCCCATGTTATCCCGGATCACTGGCTCGCTGCTCTTCGCCGGGAATGTGATCAGCATCTGGCACTCGTTCTCCGTGATAAAATCATCCATAATGGCGCCGAAGCTGTCCAGATCCATGGTCTTTGGTTTGTTCTTCTTCAGGTATTGCTGCAGTGGTGTTTGTTTGCTCATGCGTTTCTTACTTTCCTGACTGTGGGCTATGCTCATACCGCATCCTCCTGCAGGCCTTCCATGAACCGGATGAAACCCGCCTTCGGGATCCGAACGCGGCGGCCCATCACGATGACCGGGAAGCCGAGCTTGGAGGGATCCTCATGCGCCTGGATGTTAATGCTGTAATGTTCGCAGCCGAGTATGCCTTCGATATCGGTAGGCGTGAGGATTTCTTTCGGGCAGTCTCGAATTTCTTGTAGTGTTCTCATGTGTTCCTCCTTATCAGTCTTTTGCGTAGCCGAGCGCATAAGCGCTTCGCACGAGGTCGCGCAGCTGCTGCACGGCTTCGTCGAAATCCTGCAGCTCGTCTTCGGCCACATGGCCGTCCTGCGCGATCCGGATCAGGGCCTTCATTCCGTTGTCCTGGAAGTTTTCGATCTGGATCAGCAAGCCCAGCACCGCCTCCGGCAGTCCCCGCTGCTCTTCAAGCTCCGGGAGAATACTCGCCGCGAGGCGGCTTTTTCTGCTCAGGTGCCAGTAGGGCAGGATCTTCAGCCCGCTGATGTCCGCCATCCGCAGCAGAACTTCTTCCCCTGGCATGATGACGTCGCTCTCATACTGCCGGACGGCCTCCGGGCTGATTCCCAGGAATTCCGCCCAGCGTTCCTGGGTGAATCCGGCAGCTTTTCTTGCGTTTCGATAGATGTTTCCGCAGTTGTCCTTCATGGTGTCCTCATGGTCCTTTCGCTATAATGGAGTCGTTCTTCGGCAGGCATCCGAGCACTTCGAGAAACGCCGAGCGTCTGCCGTTGAGGTAGCTGGCACGTTCTTTTGCCTGCAGGTCCTCGATGGTTCGCGCCGCTTCCCGGAAGAGGGCGGAGAAGTTGCGGTCGTAGGTGGTTTCCGCCACGACGGCCGCTTCCTGCAGACGCAGAGTCAGGCTCTGGGCGCTGTCGAGGGCTTCGGCTGCTTCCGTCAGGAGCTGGAACAGCTCATCGTTTTCGCTGAATTTGTTCGGCAGCCTGGCGGCCTCGTAACGAAGACGCCGGCTCAGGTCGCTTTGGATGTTTCTCACGTCCTTTCCGGTTTTGAATAAAATGGCCCTGCATAGCTGTGCGGGCGGCCGGTTCTGGTGCTGAAAGTGTTCTTCAAGAAAGAGCACCGCCGGAGATTCCTTTTCGCAGGGCCGTTGGAACCTTTACATTGAACAAAAGGAGAGACTGCTGACGAAGTGGGGCGCTGCCGGAGTTGCACCGGCGCAGAGGTAGGGGGTCTCTGTGAACTGCCGCGCCCAGGTGGCGGGCACGCGCCCGCCGGGGTGAGGATGGAAGGATGAAAAGATGGGAAGAGGGAAGCTGTCAGATCATGCAGCAGAGCATGGCGTTCAGCATGCTGCGCTGCCGCTGCCGGAACTCTTCCGGCTTTGGCAGGAACTGGCCGCCGGTGGAGTAGTCCCATTCGATGGTGCCGTCCTCATACCGGACGATCCCATGTGCGACGCAGTCCCAGCCGCTTGCGATGTTCTGCATCCGGCCGTGGTTGCCGTTGCTGCTCCTGCAGATGAAACGGCCGCCGCCGGCGTTCTCGTACACTTCGCCCACAACAGGGCTGAAGCGCTGCGGGTTCTGTCTCTTTGCAGTCATGTCGGCACCTCCTTCAGTTCGTCGCTTCAGTGAGGTTGTCGATGACTTCTTCGAGGCCGCCGAAGGCGCTGTCCAGGTAGTCCAGTTTTTCCTCGGCTTCGGTGTAGCGGTCAGTGCCCTCGAAGGATTCCGGGATATTGTCGAAGGCTTCCTGCTCTTCCTGCAGCAGCTCCTCCAGCTGATCCTTAAGCGCCTGCAGCTGCTCGCTGATCTTGTCGATCTTCCTTCGTCTTGGATTGTTCATTGTTCTCATGTGCTCCTTTTCTGTTTTGTTTTGTGGTCTGCTGCGGCTTCCCGCCTTGCAGTGACGGGAAGGCTCTGGCGCGGTTCGAGAAAATCGAACCGCATTAATAAAATAGTTCATAAAACTCGTACTGTCAAGGATGAAATTAAAATAAATTCGAGATTTATGAACTCCGCTACAAAATGCAGAAACATTATTGTATAATTTGACCAAATCAAACAGGAGGGAAAACCATGAACAGGATCAGAGACCTTCGGACTGCAGCCGGGTGGACTCAATCCCAGCTCGGTAAAAAGATTGGCGCAGCAAAATCGACCATCTCGGGGTATGAGTCGGGCGATCATCAGATGACGCCAATGCTGATAAATTCCCTTTGTGATCTGTTCGGCTGCACGGCCGATTATTTGCTCGGCAGATCACAGACGCCGCAGCCGGTCCTCACCGATCGGCAGCTTCGGCTGCTGGAGGCGTATGACGCTGCGGATCCGCGCGACCGGGACTTTATCGACCATCTGCTTCGCCTGGATCTTCCACCGGCTGAAGAGAAGAGGGCCGTTTAATTAAATTCAGGAGGGTTGGAAAATGAATCAGGAAAAAGTCTCGAACATCTTGATGAAGGTCCTTGCTGTCCTTTTCTTTTTATTGGCAGCAATAAATGCAATCATCGGGAAATATGGCGCTGCGGTCATCTTTGTGATCCTGGCTGTCGTTTGTCTAATTGTAAAAGTAAAGCCGAAACAGCTGCCGGTGAAAGAGGTCATTCCGCCGAAGCCGGAACGGTTTGTTAGCCAGTGGTTCAAGGTCGCAGGGGTAACGTTTAAAAATGACGACGGGTCGTCCAGACAGGCGATTCTAAAACTGCTGTGTGATGGTGACAAGGAAGGCGGCGACACGGCGGATATCGAACAGTACATCTACGAAAACGAGCTTGCTTTCCGCGTAAAAACAGAAGATGGCTGCATCGGGAATATCAGAAGAGAAGATGTAAGGGAAATGAAGCGGTTTTATGACCATGGCCTTCGGTCTTTTCCGGTCGACATTGAAAGCTTCACAGCTGATCGGAAGAGAATCTATCGGGCGGAAATCGAAGTCAGGATGGACCGCGAGAACCCGGATCATCAGTGGTTCTTCGATGAAATGCAATAATGCAAAATGCGCCCGGGTAATCCCGGTGGACGCGGTCTTTTGCCCGTACTGCGGCCGGAAGCAGCTGAGCCCGAAGCGCAAAACAAAAAGCCGGGGCAACGGCCTCGGCACGGTTTACAAGCGGGGAGACAAGTGGATCGCGGAGAAGACGGTCGGCTGGATCGCAGATCCGTTGCCGAAGGATGCCCCGCCGGACGCGGTGCCGCATAAACGCCGGAAGTCGGTCTCCCGGTCATTCAAAACAAAAAAGGACGCCCTGGCTGCGCTGCCGTTTCTGACGGCTGCGGATCGCCGTTCCATGACCGGCACGACCACCCAGCGAAAAGGGGAGCGCATCACGCTGAAAGAGTTGTATGACCAATGGGAGCCGACGCATAACAGGGACAGGAGCACCATGAACTGCTATCGCGCCGGATTCCGCCTGTTTGCGCCTCTCTGGAACACGGCTATGAGTGACCTGGATATCGACGACCTGCAGGACTGCCTCGACGATTCTGACGCAGGGAAGCGCACCAGGCAGAACGCGAAGACCGCCCTCGGCCTGGTCTGCAAATACGGGATCCCGCGCAATGCGGTGCCGAAGGATCGCGATCTCGGGCACTTCCTGAGAGTCACAGATCCCGGCGAGAGCAGCAAAAAGACAGGCCTCAGCACTACGGAGCTGGAACTCGTGCGGAAAGCCGCAGAATCCGGCGACGCTGTGGCCGCCATTGCTCTTTGCCAGTGCTACCTGGGGTTCCGGCCCTCCGAGCTCCTCGCGCTCACTGTGGGCGATTATGACGCAAATAACAGGGCATTTACCGGCGGCGCGAAAACCGAAGCCGGACGCGGCAGGACGGTCACCGTTTCGCCGAAGATCCAGCCATATATCGACAAGCTGGTCGCAGCAGCCGGAGACGGATATGTCTTTGGCGCCTCCGGCCGGCAGCTGCGCCTGGCAGAGTACCGTGAACTGTTCTACGAGCTGCTCGAACGTCTCGGGATCGATAACCC